TAGGTTCATTACCCGCAGATAGCGAACAATTTATGCTTATTGAGGATTTATATAAACAGGTAGAAAAATTACAAATTCAACAAGAAGCAGGAATGCACAATAAAGTAAATATAGAATTTATACAAAAACAGTTAGAAAAGGCTTTAAATGATATTGAAGTTTTAAAAGACAAAGCAAGAGATATGCATTATAAGAATGGTAATGGGAGCCACGAATGATTGAAAAATTAATGACATTATTAGTAGGTATTTTATTAGCTTTAGCTGGATGGACATTAACTAGAACATTTGATTTATCAACTAACCAAGCTGTTCAACTAGATAAAGTTTCTAAATTAGAAAGACAAGTAGAAAAACTACAAAATAAAATGGAAAGAATGATGGATTCTGATGAAGAGATTATGGAGCAACACGAAAAATTATTTAAAAAATTAGAACAAGGAAACACGGGGTATTCATATAACTAATGATTGAAACAGTAATAGCATTATTAATGATAGTGAATAACGAAATTCAAGAACATAGAATACAAGAATCTATGTCAGCTTGTTTAAAAGGAAAAAGAATTGCAGATCGCCAATTAAAATCTGGTGGCAATGTTAGGTATCAATGTTTAAAATCAGAAGCAGAAATTGAGATATATTTAGACAAAAAACATATCAAAAAACTAATCTTAAAATAGGAGTACAATTATGGAGGAACCTCTATATGAAATCCATAATTCTTTTCGAATTGACTAATTTTCGTTGGTTGGGCTTTTTTTTAGCCATGCTGGGGGTATATCTGCTTTCAGACGGCGATTACTTTGGTAATCCAATGGTTCAGTCCATAGGATGGGGTAGTGCTTGTCTTTCGGCTTTATTTTGGGTAATAATGGGTGTAAAGGATAAGGATGTACCAAGAACCTTAATGGAATTGGTATATATGATATTAGCATTACGGGCTATTATAAATTGGATGGTATAATGGATAATGAAAGTCTAGCTAAAGCAATAAAAATTGCTAAAGAACTAGAAAGACGAAAAGCAACTAATCGTATGGAAGAGTACGATCCATATGATTACCAAAAAAAATTTCACAACACATTAGCTAGTCAAAGATTATTAATGGCTGGTAATAGGGTCGGGAAGTCATTTTGCGGGGCAATGGAAATTGCATACCATATGACGGGCAAATACCCAATGTGGTGGGAAGGCAGAAAATTTAATAGACCTATAAGAGCATGGGTAGGGGGAGTTTCAAATGAAACCACTCGGGATGTCTGCCAAAAAGAGCTTCTCGGCCAACCAGATGATCCAACTGCAAGAGGTACAGGTTCAATTCCCTTAAATGATATTGGTGATACAGTTAGAAAAGCTGGTGTACCAAATGCAGTAAACTCCGTTGTAGTAAAACATATTACAGGAGGATATTCAAGACTAGGTTTTAAAGCATATGAAATGGGAAAAGAAAAATGGATGGGTGAAAGTTTAGATGTAATATGGTTAGATGAAGAACCACCACAAGGTATATATTCACAAGCATTAACAAGAACAGCAGATAAAGGTGGAATTGTTTATATGACATTTACACCAGAACAAGGGATGACAGAAACAGTAGCACAATTTGTAAATAATTTAAAAGATGGTCAAGCATTATTACAAGCTACATGGGATGATGCACCTCATATGACAAAAAAAGTAAGAGAACAAATATTAGAGGCATTACCACCACACGAAAGAAAAATGAGAGAACGAGGTATTCCTGTACTTGGTTCTGGTTTAGTATTTCCAATAGCAGAAGAAGATATATTATGCGATCCAATAGATATACCTACTCATTGGCCTAGATTATGTGGAATAGATTTTGGATGGGATCACCCAACAGCAGTAGTATGGATTACATGGGATAGAGATAATGATATTGTATATTGTTATGATTGTTATGCTATGAGGCAAGAAACAGTACCAATACACGCATCAGCTATAAATGCTAGAGGCAGATGGATTCCTGTAGTATGGCCTATGGATGGAAGACAAGCAGATAAAGGATCGGGTAAAAACCTTACAGAACAATACAAAAAAGAAAGAGTTAATATGTTAAGAGAGCATTTTAGCAATCCCCCATCACAAGGTATGAAAGAAGGTACAGGTGGTAATTCTGTTGAGGCAGGAATAATGGAAATGCTAACAAGATTTAAAACAAAGAGATTGAAAATTTTTAAAAATCAAGGTAAACTGCTAGAGGAATTGCGAATGTACCATAGAAAAGATGGTAAGATTGTTCCAAGCCATGATGATGTAATATCGGCTTTAAGATATTGTGTTATGTCATTAAGAAAAGCTAGGATCAAAAATTACGAACCTTTACAAGTGCGTTCTGATTCTGAATTTAATTTATTTAATTAAGAAAGGAAAAATATGGGTGGATTTATAAGATCAATAGCACGAAAAGTATTTAGAAAACCTAAACAAGTTGTAATACAACAACAAGCTCCTGTTCAAGCTACTAAACAAACTGCAAAAGCAGATGGTAAAACAGCACAGGCTTTAGCGGCAAGTAAAAGTGGTAAGTATGGCACAAGCACAATTATGAATGAAGCAAGTGGTGTTGAAGAAGAGGCAAATGTTTCTAAAACAGCTTTAGGTGGTCAAAGTATTAAGAAAAAAAAGAAATACGCATAGTTTATGATTGAAGTCGTTACAAACGACAAATGGCGACAACCTATAGGTAAATACCTAAAAGAAAAATGTTATATATCTGCTGATATAGGAGATGCATTTTCTTATATAGGATTTATAGAAGATGATAAAATATTAGGCGGATTTCTTTTTACAGATTTTGACGGACATAATATATATGTTCATCTTGCTATAGAAACTCCTAGATTATTTTCAAGAAAACATATAAAATATGTATTTGACTATGGTTTTAACCAATTAAAATGTGGTAGGATGACAGCAGTATGTCGTAATGGCTACGAAAGGAATGAACGCATTTTAAGTGGGACAGGATGGACAAAAGAAGGTATAGTAAGAAAAGTTATGAAAATTAATAATGAATTTGTGGATGCGGCAATATATGGAATGCTAAAACACGAATGTAAATGGATAAAGGAGAAATAATGGGAGGAAAAGCTCAACCTCAAATGCCACCACCTGTAGATACATCAGTACAAGACAAGGTAGATGCTTCTGAAGCTAAATTAGCAAAAGAAAAAGAAAAAGCTATTGGTTTAAAGAAAAAAGGAATGCATGGTACTATTTTAAATACAGGCACAGGTATAGAAGAAGAGGCAACAACTTCATCTTCATTACTAGGTGGAAAAAAATAATTCATGGCATCATTTGAATACATAAAAAAAAGATGTTCTGCATTAGAATCTGATAGACAAACTTGGGAAGATCATTGGCAAGATATATTAGATTATGTTATGCCAAGAAAAGCAGATGTTACTTTTGTAAGATCGAAAGGTGAAAAAAGAACAGAAGTATTATTTGATTCAACAGCTATTACCGCAAATAATTTATTAGCGGCAAGTCTTCAAGGAACATTAACATCTCCATCATTACCATGGTTTCATTTAAAATTAAGAGATGACGAAATAAATCAAAATAGAGATGTGCAATTATGGTTAGAAGATTCTGCTAGAAGAATGTATGATGTATTTAATGAATCTAATTTTAATACAGAAGTACATGAATTATATTTAGATTTATGTTCAGTAGGAACAGGTGCAATATTTGTTGAAGAAGGAAACAATGGTTTTGAAAAAGATGGTATTCATTTTAATTGTTTACATATTGCAGAATATTTTATTCAAGAAAATAATACAGGAAAAGTAGATACACTTTATAGAAAATATAAATTAACAGCACGACAAGCTATAGAAGAATTTGGTGAAGAAAATATAGGTGAAAAAATAATCGAAGCCGCAAAAAATAAACCAGATAAACAATTTAATTTTATACACGCAGTAGAACCTACAAAAGATTATGAAAGAGCAACAGGAAAATCTGCAACAAAATTACCTTTCCATTCTTGTCATGTTTGTGTTGAAGATAAAATGGTTGTTAGAACAGGTGGGTATAATGAATTTCCATATTTAGTTCCAAGATGGGCAAAAGCAACAGGAGAAATTTTTGGAAGATCGCCAAGTTATAATGCATTACCAGATATTAAAACTTTAAACAAAGCAGTTGAAATAGGATTAAAAGCATGGGCTAAAGCTATTGATCCACCATTACTTGTTCAAGATGATGGAGTAATTGGTAGAGTTAGAATGACACCTGCTGGAATTACAGTAGTAAGATCAGATGGTGCAATTAAACCATTACAAATTGGTTCTAATTGGCAAATAACTGATTTGAAAGAAAATCAATTAAGAACAGCAATTAGACAAGCATATTATTCAGACCAATTACAATTACAAGAAGGCCCACAAATGACGGCAACAGAAGTACAAGTTAGATATGAATTAATGCAAAGACTTCTTGGCCCAACATTAGGTAGATTTCAAAGTGAATTTTTAAATCCTTTAATTGAAAGAGTATTTGGTATTATGTTTAGAGCAGGTGCTTTAATGCAACAACCAGATGTTATAGGTGGTTCAAAATTAGATATTGAATATGTTGGCCCATTAGCAAGATCACAAAGAATGGAAGAAGCAGTTGCTATAGAAAGATTATATCAATTAGCTATGAATGTTGCACAAGTTGATCCAAATATTATGGACAATATAGATCATGATACTGCAATTAGAATGAGAGCAAAATTATTAGGTGTACCTAAAACTGTTATGAGAGGAATAGATGATGTTGAAGATATGAGAGAAGCTAAAGCACAGCAACAACAAGCTATGATGCAACAACAAATGGCTCAACAACAAGCTGATACTGCATTGACACAAGGCCAAGCTATGAATCAAATGGGACAACCAGAAACACAAGAAGGAATGGAAACAGCAGAACAATCTGCTAAAGAACAAGGGCTTATTTAATGGCTTCTGACGAAGACAAATTAAAACAATTAAAACAAGATTACAAAAACACTTTTTCTACAAAAGAAGGTGATGCTGTAATAGCTGATCTTAAATCAGCTTATTATCATAGAGGATCGTATTCAAAAAACGATCCACATGAAACTTCATACCGAGAAGGACAAAGATCGGTAATAATCAGAATAATCAATCTAATGAAGGAGGATAAAAATGTCTGATACGACCACTCAAAACGACAATCCAGCACCACAAGAAAGTATGCTTGGATCGCAAGTAAGTGATAATCAATCCACAGATTGGAGATCATCCTTGTCTGATGAAATTAAAAATGATGCTACATTATCTAATATTAAAGATTTAGATTCGGCGGCTAAAACTTTAATTCATCAACAAAAAATGCTAGGTAGTAGAATACCATTACCTAAAACAGATGAAGAAAGGTCAGAACTATATACTAAATTAGGAAGACCAGAAACTAGCGATAAATATGAAATAAACATTCCCGACACTCACAAATCTTATTTTAATGACGATCAAGTAAGTGAGTTTAGAAATGTTGCTCATAAAATGGGTTTGAATAATGAACAAGTAAAAGGTTTAATTGACTTTCAAATCAAATCTGCTGATTTTGAAAACCAAAGACAAAATACTCAAATAACAGTTGATAAGCAAGAAACAGAAAATGTTTTAAAACAAGAATGGGGTTATGACTACGATAAACAAGTAAGAAATGCACAACGAGCATTACAAGTTTATGGTGATCCAGAATTACAAGAATTAATGAAAGGTGAAGCTGGAAATATACCAGCAGTAGTTAAATTCTTTGCTAAAATTGGATCAGAAGTAACAGAAGATATGGCTAAAAACACACAAAATAATACATTAGCTGTTTCTCCATTGGATGCTAAAGCTGAAATTGATAGTATATATGCTAATGCAAATCATGCTTATCATAAACCTTATGATAAAGACCATAAGAATGCAGTAGAACATATGCGTCAATTACATGAAAAAGTATTTGGAAAGTAATAATTTTTTTGTTATAATATAAGTACCAAATTTCGCCCTTTATTGGATAACGAATAGGTAGCCGTGATTGGCTTTAAACTTCCGAATGATCGTATCGTTTACGATAAGGTTTCCCGAAAGGATAAAAGCCGATTAACGGAATATGGTATTTATCATGTGATACTTACCCCCTATTCTTTATAATGAGTAATGAAGGGATATAAAATATGTCAACTCAAATAACAACTGCTTTTGTCGAGCAGTATAAGAGTAATGTATTTCATCTTGCACAGCAAAAAGGTTCTCGTTTAAGAGATACAGTTAGAACTGAAACTGTTACAGGGAAGGCACACTTCTTTGAAAGAATCGGTTCAACTGCGGCTCAAAAAAGAACTTCACGACATTCAGACACTCCAAGAATGGACACACCACATAGTAGAAGAAAAGTTACTATGGATGACTATGATTGGGCGGACTTGATTGATAATGAAGACAAAGTGAGAATGCTTATTTCACCTCAATCTGAATATGCACTAGCAGGTGCGTATGCAATGGGGAGAGCTATGGATGATGCAATCATTGCGGCGGCAACAGGCAATGCTTATGGCGGAGTTAGTGGTGGTACAACAGTACCTCTACCAGCAGGTCAGAAGGTTGCTCATGGATCAAACAATCTTACAATAGCTAAACTTTTATCAGCTAAAAAGATTCTTGATGCAAATGAAGTTGATCCAGATGAACCTAGATTTTTGATCTGTTCTGCAGACCAAATTCAGGACTTCTTAAATATAACAGAAGTTAAATCATCTGATTACAACACAATCAAAGCACTCGCACAAGGACAAATTGATACTTATTTAGGTTTCAAATTCTTGACAAGCGAGAGGTTAGGACAAGATGCTACACCAAGCAGACAAGTTCTAGCATTTACTAAATCAGCAATAGGTTTAGCTGTAGGTGCAGATATTCAAACTAAAATATCTGAAAGAGCAGACAAAAACTATGCAACACAAGTATTTCTA